CTGTAACGTCTAGTGGTGTAGTGTAGAGATTACGGCTACCCGAGAACTCGTATATTAATTTGTGATCTTTAGAAGCCATGGTTACACCTCGCTAACGTCGAAGATGTTTCTCCCTGTATCCCAAGTGATCTTGTAAGTCATGTCACCAGGCCAGATTGTAACGATGTCGTCTGTCCCGTCGCTCACTTTGACACTTCCGCCGCCTGCGTTGGCTGCGAAAGCGACGAAGTCTGCAACTTTACATCCTGTATCAAGTGTGAAAGTATGACCACCTGTTCCTGTGTACAGCTGGCGAACTTGCTTGTCGCCTACCAGAATAGGGTACGCTCCTGTGCGAGTCGCATCGCTCGTTGGCCAGCAAAGCCCGTTCGCTGCACCACCTCCTCCTGCACCGGAGAACTCTTCCCACCACAGTGTTTCGGTAGTCGGGTCTTGGTTCGTGTTGGCTGCTTGAAGCGACTGGTAAATCTTTCCTCCTGAGAAACAGATAGCGCCCAGTGGGTATGTAGTAGATGTACTCCACTCCATAACTCCATTAGTCTCAAGGTCTTGTAGCAACCCCGACACCAAATTATAGAACCAGTTGTCATATTCAAAAGGCGGCTTCTCTGCGATCCAACCGCCCTCTTGTTTTGCTTGTGATGGTTCTACTACGTTAGCTGGGTCTGCGGTAGAAGCCCATACGTGATCTACTGTTTTTGTGCGAGCCATAGTTAGGCCTCCCTAATTGTGTGTATGTTATTTATTCGTAATTAGTTTCGTAGGTATAATATGACCCTAAATCATATCTTAGGCAAACGCAGTACTGTATGTGCTGCCTTATTCGCGACCGACCGGAGTACCTTTACCAAGTAAGCTGGCGTAGAATCCGCCGGTTGCCGGGTCTGTCAAAGTGCCGTATCCTCTTCCGGAAGATCCGTCGAACGCGTACGCCATGTCACCATCATAGTTATACACGTAGTCAATTCCGACTCCTGCAGGTTTAGGCAGCAGGTCGTAGTTCTCCACCAAGTAGATCTCGAACGGGTCGAGGATCTTACCGATACCAACTTGTATGGTCATGAGCCCTTCTCCAAATGTCACATCGTCAACCCCGAAGATCAGCTGTACCTGCTTGATGAAATCCTCAGGAGTGGCGTTCGTGTTGTTCTTGGCAATACGTGCTCGTATAAACACTCGGTATTCTGCGTCAGTAAGTAGCACGTTCGCTGTCACGTCCTCGTATAAACTGCGGAACCTCGCTCCGACCGAAGGGTCGCTTAGAGACCCGTAACTGTATGAGCTCGGGTCGCCTTCGTATCCGAAGAACGGAATGTCGTTTGCGTCCACCAGTTCGCGAGGCTGACCTACGATTCGACCGATGTTGTCTAAGTTGGCCCCGGTCATTATGTCGATGTTCGGCAGGTCGAGCATAGAGAACCAAGCGTCCTCCATCTCCTGAACCGCCCCAGCCAGCAGCGCAACCAGTTGGTTGAACTTAGGCTGTGTCTTGTACTGCTGGATCACGCGGTCTTTCGACACCTGCACGTGATCTATCTTGGTTATCTCGCTCATCTGTCCGACCCCCTATGTTACGTTAACCACTATGTCGCTCAAGTCCAGAGACGCCAGTTCGTCATACGATATGGTGATATCTGACGTAGCGCTCGGGCTGGCAGACGTGTCGATGTATAGGCTTTGGATAGAGTGACCAACCACAGAACCTGCCGGGACATATACCTGAGAGTAGATCACGTCATCTCCGATAGAAAGTGACGTCAGCGCCTCCGTCATGAAGTAGTCGTATATGGCCTGCTGTATCAAAGTCGCTCCGCCCTCCGGGAAGTTCGCCAACTGGTTAGTATTAACCGTAATGTAGAAAGGCACGTCAGAAGGTCTGGAGAAGTTGATGTTGTGGTCAGTCCCTTGAGAGTCTGTCACTGCAACAGTCACGTCCCCTACCGTACCGGTCCCGCCTGTCTTATTCTGCCATATGGCGTTAGCGATGTCTGCGTCCGTACCACCTTGTACCACTGCTTTGATGCTGTGCGGAGAGACTCCGTTACCGTCTGTTATGTTCGTGTCGTTCTCCAGCAAGATAGCGGCTACCACGTTCTCCAAGGCCAAGATCTCAGCGAGTATACCTTCCACGATGTTCGTAGAGCTTATGGCAACTGACTGCGCCCTTCTGATCCGTAACTGTGCGTCAGTCTCTTCGGCTTCACCTACTGCAGCATCGGACACGTTGTTCACTGTCAACCATCCGGCAATAGGGGAGTCGATAACTGTTAAGGTTCCTGCTAGAGCTGCTAATGCTCCTGTGTTCTGCGCCGTAGCTTCCACTGTGTCGGTTCCTGTTGCGTCGAACACGACCTCTGTACCTGTTACGAAAGTTTCTCCTGTGTCCACCGTCTTCACTGTGGAGCCCGCAGGGACCACGGTGTACTGGTTACCGGTTACCGTTAAGGTCACAGTACTGTTTGTTCCAGCGTTCTTGGTGATAGCGTTCAGCTGAACCAGAGCTTCGAGGCTCGTTCCGAACGATTCGTTCGGGTTGAACGCTTTGTATACGCTCTCACCAAGTTGGTCTAGGTCGGACAGAGCTCCTGCGAACAACCCTACGACCTGTCCGTCCAGAGAGTCGCTGCTCAAGTCGATGTTGTCACCAAAGATAGACTTGTAGCCGAGCTCCAAGCGCTCAAGCCACGCGTCGAGGTTCTGCCTCTCATAACCTGTTTCGTTAAATGTTCCCATGCTTAGTTCTCCTATAAGCCGATGACCTGGTAGATCTCATCGCCCCAAATTGTTTTTGCAGAGAACTCTATGTCCAGTTCTCTCGTTTCATTATTAAAAGTCATTTCGAATTTAAGCAACTCCTGCACTCCATCGGTCCCGCTGATACGGCTTTTGATCTCAGCCTCTGCTACAGGAAGGTTAGGAGGTTTGACCAATATCTTCTGGAACCACGCTGTTCCATCCTCTTGGTTCAGGTACCACTCGCCTTTAAACTCCTTTAGTCGGGTAGACACAGCTTGAACTGTCGCGGCGCTCTTGTCCACGAAAGTCCCTATCCTGTAGTCTCCACCCTCGTCAAATTCTCTTCTTATTATGGTCATACGTATTCTCCTATACAGGAGCTCCTGTGTTAGCAGCACCTGCAGTAACTCCGCTGTGTAGGTGAGTATCAAGTTGTTTCCCGTTCGATATAATAGCTCCGGCGTTTGTATGTGTGCCCGTGTGGTCTATGTCCCCCACCCACGTAGTAGCGGCAGCGTTAACTGTAAATGCGGTAGCGTTCAACGTGGTTGTAGGCGCGTTCACTTCCAACTGCGCAGCGTCCACGGTGATCTTCCCGTTCTCAATTGTTATCTTCGTAGCGTCGTCATCTGACCGGAGCACCATTCCTGATGTGCTGAAATCAGACAGCACGTTCATCTGGTTGTAGAGGCCGAGCACACCGACCGCAGAACTGAGAGTATGGATCTCAGTGCTGTCCGGTTTCTGCTGTCCACCTTGCTGCATCCACACAGAGAAATCCCGGTCGCAACAAGTAACCAACAGTTCATCTCCCGCTTTCACGGGGAACGTTACGCTGAATCCGCCCGCTCTCGGGAACAGGATCGGCACGTCTACCAGTACCGGTAAACTCACCACGTCTCCGTTGCGTACAGTAGCTTTGATCAGCGGCTGCACAGAGGCTGTCTGTGTCTCGCTGTCAAAGGTATCTATGACCGCAGGGAATGAAGTCCTGGTCTCGATAAGACCATTCCGCACCCCTTTCAGTATCGCTGTGTATAAAGTTTCTTTCTTCTCTGCTTCTGGCATCCTTACTCTCCATCCTCGTATCGTACCGCAAGTGTTTCACTCCCAACGTTGTTATAATGTAACTCCAAACCGGTGTTTGTTAAGTCGGTTACGTACAATTCGCCGAGGTTGAGCGAAGGATGTGGCGCGAACAGGTCTACTCCTACCTTAAGCGCTATGCCAGTTATGAGCCTGTCACCATCTCTGTCGATGCTCATGGTCATAAACTGACCTCGCGTGTTCCATTTGAAATATAGCGTGTGCTCTACTGGGTCTTCTTCCCCGGTAGGGACCAAGCTCAGGTTAAACTTCTGGTTTGGTGTACCTCTGTCGATTGGTATTGATGTAGGCATTGTATCTCCTTACGTTAAAAAGTTAGATCCTTCGAGGACAGTTTCCCAAGTGTTTCCACGCGTGTCGCCTCTGTGCACCACAGAGAATGCTCTGAAGTGCCCTTCGCCTATCGTCTTGTATGTCTGATCTGTATATAAGTTGACCCCGAGCTTCACAGTACCATACTTGCTCTCGACGCGGAACGGTTTATGTGGGTCCATGTCCCAGAGAAGCAGGTTCTTGACGTAGACGCCTCTCTCTGTCAGGGCAGGGGCTCCGATCATGCCTGTATCTTTGGCGATGACCTGTGCGCTCTCGAAAGTTCCGTTAGCGTCTGATAGTCCAGTTGCTATGAACACTCCGTTCTGGATAGACCAGTTGAACCCGAACTCTGTGCCGAGTTCATCCAAGTAGGACTTAGCGCCCCTCATTACAGATTTGCTTCCTACGGAGTGGGTCTTCTTGGCTGAGTCCACGAAATATTTACTACGCGCTACAGAAGGATCTGCCTTCCGGAGGGCTGCGAACCCCACAGCGAGTTGCTCTTGGAGAGAAGCTCCTTTCTGGAACGTGTGGCTAACGTACCCGTTCTCCAAGGCTTTCTGCCCGCCGTAGATATAGAGGTCAGTTATTACGTCAGGACCTTTCCTGTGACTGAACACGTTCTTGATTTGACCAGAGAAGATCATTCCGCTGGACTCTGCATACCCTGCATAGAGGGTGCAAACTCCGTAGTCGAGGCCGTCCTTACGCTTGACCACTTTAGCTTGGATGCGCTTCTCGCGGATGTCCAAATTATAGATAGACAGTTTGCAGACGTTGTACCCGTAAATCATCTTCTGCGCCTCGAACTTCATGCGCAGACCTGACACCTCGAATACCTCCTCGTCCCCGTAACCAATGACGGCTTTGCAGAATCTGTTAAATAGTAATCCGTCAGCCATTATAAGGTGCTCCTCTTAAAGCGTCGGCGGCTCCCCTATCGTACACAGGAACAAAGTCCGACACTTTGTCCCCTCCGTCCTTCTCCGGGCTCAACTGCTCTCCGGTAGTGCCGTCTACGTCTGTGCTGCGCACTTGTTCAGACTTAGCAGTTACCATTATGATCTCCTCGAACTGGATCTGCACCTGTAGGGCATTTGCGTTTCGAGCTGTCCTGCTACAAGTAAGCGACGTTATGAGGAGGTTCGGGTAGCTCTGCAGTCCGCTTGTTAAAAGGAAAGGGTAGCTCTTCTCCCTTATCTCGTTTAGCTTAGTCCAAGCTGCTCTGCTGTATGTCTGCCCCGCTATATCTGCATCCCAGTCGTAAGACGGTTTGTCCATAGGGAAGTCTGTTATGGTGGCATTCAACGAAAACCGTCTAGGCTCGTTTATCTTATGGTCTCCTATCACAGGTCCGAACTCCACAGGGTTCTTGGTGATTCTCGAAGTCGCCCTGTGGTTCTCTTTCACCACTCCTTCCATCGTGATTACCTCGTTTACCAGTTCGATCCCGCCTATGGCTGAGGCTGATTCCTTTGGCATACGCGCTGTGAACACAGTCCACTCTTGTCGAGCTTGTATGTCTATATCGGTCCTCTCCCGTTCCTCCGGGTCTGTCCCGAATATCTCAGCCGCTATAGCTGCTGCTGCGTCTAGTATAAACCCCATGTCTTATTCTCCTCCCGATATAAACGATTCGCACGTATCTGCTATTTTTTCGCCCAGCACGCCCCAGTTTCTCTGTACACCAGATGAATCCGCTTCCGTGCTGACCCCACTTTGGTCAACGTTTACGGTGACGCTCGTGGCTCCGCCTCCGCCGCTCGCGGCAGCCGCTTGAGTTGTTGGCGCAAAAGACTCAGAGTCAGTAGGTGTCAGCTTGCCGTACATCATGCGACCCAACCAGTTAGCCGGAATCCCTATCCCGTATGACGCATACCCTTTAGCCTTCTCCGTCCAGTCTAATTGGTCCCATTGCTTCCCAAGTTCAGCCTTCTCGCCTTTCCCGTACCCCGACACTTCGCCTCTCGCGAATTTGGCGCCGAGAGCACCTCCGCTAGAGGCCATGACCTCGGACCCGGCTTTCCAGCCCGCTAGAGCGGCTGCCGCGGCCAGCATAGGTTTGAACGCAAGGGATATCACTTTGCCCAACCCTGTAAGCTTGCTTAGAGTTGCCACTCCTGTCAACCCTCCGATGGCCGTCACCAATGCGGTTACTCCGAGTACAGCCTCCTCTGTGGATAGGCCTATTGAGTTTGCGAATTTCTTAAACAGCCCCGACATATACCCTACGGTGTAGGCTATTTTGTTCTGCCATTTCTTCATCTGCTCCGGGTTGTCTCTTATGAAGTCCAACCAAGGTTCTATGAACTCGGTCACCAGGTAAGCCGTGACCTCAGTAACCGGTCGCAACAAACTGGTGAACGCCCACTTCATGCGCTCGATCTGATACACGAAGTGCTCGTTTTGCAGAGCTCCTTCTTTAGACTCGACGCCAAATGCTTTGCGGTCTTTCATGAGTTCTGTCAGGCTGTATCTGCCTTGTTGGATTAACCGGATAGAGCGTCGGTTGAATCCGAGCTTGGTTCCTATGTCGAGCTGTTCAGCTTTCTGCAGCCCTTTCATGCGCTCGGATATTTCGAGAATCATGGCTGTTGGGTCTTTGAGTTTGCCCCTTAATTCACTTAGCTTTATGTGGAGCCTGGAGAACGCAACCACTCCTTCTCCTGTTCCTCGGGAGGCCTCCCCCATGACCTTGCTAAGGTTCCGGAGGGATAAAGTCGCTTCGTCAGAGGTTACGCCGAGTACGGTTCCTGCTGAGATTATGTTTTGGAATTGCTCGTACGACATACCGAGCGATCGAGCCATCTTGATAGCTTCACTGGATGTCTTGGCCATCTTGACCGTCAAATATCCTAGAGCCGCCGCGCTGGCTGCTGCTGCCGCACCCATGGCCGTAATAGCTTCCGCTACACCCAGCGTGGTCTTCTGCGCTGCTTTGGTGGCGGTCTTCATCTTGTTCAGACCATCTTTGTCATACTCAAAGCCGAGATAGACCAGTAATGATTGATATACGTTTGTAGGTTTAGCCACTTGGCGACTCCTTATTTAAAAAAGAAGCGGTGGCCAAGGGTTACGCCCTTGCGAGGAATGCCACCGCTATAAATTAACTACTTATTCATGAGCTTCTCAAGCCTCGCTCTCTGTTGCTCGTAGTATGTTTTCTCGTCCAACATTTCATGCAAATCTGCTAAGTCGCAGATGTCATAAGTACCATCTTTTGCTTCGCGGTACTTTATCAAACCTTTATCAACCAGTCGCATGACAAACCAGTTGACGTTTGCAGACTCGATAGGTCTTATCCCTGACGAACTTTCAGGCGCATCGTCTAACCTGAAATTGTAAGGAAGCCGTTCAAAAAACCCCCGAAGTTCACCTTGAAAGATTCTACTGCTACTTTAAACATGTCGCTCACGTCCTCGAAGTCAGTGTTGACGTCAACGCGCTTGCTCTTCATGTTATCTTCCACCAAGACTACGTTTGCCAGCAGCCCTTTGAGTACGTCGAGTGTTTTGGCCTCGTCCATATTCGCTGTTGCTGCAAGTATAAGCTCGATTCCGATCTGCTCCGCGCCTTTACTCTGGATGTCCGCTAAGGCCTCTGCGATGTCTGAGCCGATCAGTTTCCTGATCTTGCACAGCAAACTCAGCTGGCTTAGTGCGTTTCCCTTCTTAAAGACGAATGTGCGATCTCCGATAATTTGTTCTACTGGTTCCATTTGTTAGTCTCCTCGTTGACTAGTTGTTAAAATACGTTGGCCAATTGGCCGAGTGTTCCTAAAGCTTCTGTGAGAGCGTTGCTTGTGCTCTCGGTTTCCATAAGCATGTTGTCTACTATCAGCTCCCACGTAGTGGTGCCGAGTGTAGAACCTTTGGTCATGTCTGCCGGTTTCCTGATCACTGCTTTAGCATCAGTCAGTTTGAAACCACCAGATCCTCCGAGCGGGTTACCGAACGAAGTACCGAATAGTGAGTTTATTCCCCCGGTCAGCGCTCCTGCTATGGCTTCTCCTGTACTTACTTCTGATATAGAAACGAACACAGGGGCGAAAGCCCCTGCTTGACATTTCGCAACTTCATCGTACATAAAGTGGTTGGTGTCGGAATTGTTTTTGACATCGAAGCTGATGATACCAACTTTATTCCGACTAACCAATGGGATGAGCTTACCTTCTATAGACACATCATATGCAAATGTATCGGATACCCGGGAGATCCGGACCACAGACTCTCCTGCAGCCCATCCTTCTACGACGTATCCCGGTCTCTCAGCCGTCGATATAGACAACTGTACGTTAGTAAATGAGTAAGCTTTCTCCATTTATACCCCCTACAGTAACGACAGAGCGTCAGATAGAGCTGACTCCAGCTCGCCTGTGAACAGGTCAAGGTCTTCTACTACGATCTCCCACTCAGCAGTTCCGAGGTTCGCACCACGGACCATATCAGCTGGTTTTGAGATGTACCCTTGAGTACCGTTCGCCTTGTCTGCAAGTTTCACATCCGTCATTTGGATGTTAACCGGTACAAACGCTGCTGTATCAGCTTGGTAAGCTGCGCACATGTCGTACAGGTATCGACAACTTGTCGAGTTCTGCTTCAGCGTGAACGTAACTGTCCCCGATTTGTTGGCCATTACCACAGGAGTCATCTTCCCGTCAGCACCAACAACGTCTACTACCGCCGACTCGCGGCGGGCGCATGTGATCAAATCGTCTCCCTCAGCCCAATCAACGATTTCAACGCCGTTGACAGATAGGGATACGTTTGCAAATGAGTATGATTCTAACATGATCTATCTCCTTATCTAACAAATGTTCCGATTACGGTTGCAGAGTGGATAGCACCAGCTCCCTTAAGGACGAAATTGATCGGAGGAGCTTTACGCGCTTCTCGATCTGCCTGTGACTGATCCGCTACGCTCTGAGCGTCAACTTGGAATCCTTTAGTCAGGTATAAAGTTTCTGTCCCTACGGTAACATAACCCGGGGCACCCAAACCATTATTAACTGCCTGTTTCAGAACTCGTTCGATTGTAGCGACGATAAGAGCTGTACCCTTGTCAGTCTGCGGAATCTTAGTTACGCTCTGGTACAGAAGGTTGAACACGTCAACTTCTACAGCGTTCTGCAGCCAGTCCAGTCCCCAAACCTCGTCGATGAATCGACCTACAGCAAGTTGTCCTTCAGCCAGCATACGTGAGTCTGCGAAGTAAGTGTAGTAGTTACAGTTCTTACCTTTCAGCGCTGCTACTTCTGAAGCAGTAATCTCGTCCGGAGCAATTCCCGGAAGAAGCTTAAACTTGAGAGTAAGAGTTGTGTTGGTTCCTTCAAAGTTAACCGTAGCTCCTCGGGCAAATACCGATAGTGCCGGGTAGTCTTCTGTGCGTGAGAATACAGTGAACGTTCGGTTATAACCTTGGTCCTTCATCTCGTACGCGATATCTGATGTGCTCAACGGGTCAAGACAGTTCAGGTCTGATGTGCTGTTGGCGAAGATCTTAGCGCGAGCTTCACACCACGCTGCTGCATCTTCCGCGTTAGTCGTGTCGTTGATCTCTTTAGTACCAGCTACGCCGTAGAAACCTTTGTACACATCTTCGATAGCCGTAAGAGCTGCTGTCATAGTTTCTGCGTCGATTCCTGCGTAAACGCGGGCAACTGGTGCAAGTCCGTCGAGAAGACCAGAAATATCAGTCCCCGTAGCACCTGCAGTTAGAACTGTAATCGTGCTCCCTGAACCAGTAGTAGCGGTCTCGAAGACCATGCGCGTTCCTGTCCACTTACATGCCCCTGCTGATGCAGTGTCGATAACAGCTGCAACTTCCGCCATAGTAGTTGCCGAGCTGAAGTCAAGAGACCCAACTGCATCTTCTACGCCGTCGTAGCTGATCTTAAGTGAACCATCAGTGATGGCATTCCAGTTAGCGATAGTTTGCTCTACGTTCAGTCCGCATATCAGCGAGGCTGGCGCGTTAGCTGCTGCGCGACGTGAGACCATTAGTTGGTTAGGACGAGGTGACTGACTGAAGTATACCTGAGCTGCCAAGTACTCTTCATCTGTTACCGCGAAATCCGCTGCGACTGACGTGATGTCTGTATACAATCGGTAACGCTCACCAATTGAAATGACATCTGACGTCCCGACCAGGTTGAGCAGACCGAAACCTGCTCTCTGTTGCGCCAATGGTGAAACGCCGATCTGGACGTCTACGATTTGGCTGATAGGTAAACTCATTGTCACCCTCCTGTTATTCGTTATGGACTAGTTATGTTAATTAGATTCTTCAATGTTTCAGAGCTGTAGTCTCTACCCCACACGTAATTAGCACCAACAACAACCGATGCAACGGCGTTAACTTCTTCTGTCGCAGAGATCACGTAGTGAAAATCATAGTCCACTTGGTGACGCTCTTCAAAGTTAGCCTGTTCTATGCGCGGTAGCGACAAAACATCACTACGATCAATATAACCCAAATTGTTCGCATTCAAATACGCCAGACTCCTCGCGCTCAATGTTTTAAGGGTTAATTCCTCCACCAGGTTGATAGACTCTTCTCCGTACGCCACGATTCGGCATGTAACCTTGCGGTCGCCGTACATGGTTTCGTCTAGGTCTATGCCTATTGAAAGGTCTTGGTTCTTGTAGGAAGAGGTGTCCCAACCGATGGGGTTCTGGTTGAGCAACGCAACAGTGAGGAGCTGGCCGGTGTCAGGGTTCTTCGGCGGAAGCTTCGCTTGGTTCTGGCGAACAGGTTGAACTGTTCTACCATCTACATTCAGCGTCTGCACGATCCATGCTCTCAAAAGATCATTCACTTCTTGGTAGTTAACGGCCATTATTTATTCTCCAAAGCTGCGTAGTACCGAACGAAACCAAAGTGGCTATTGTCTTTGCGTCGGAGCACTTTGTAGGTGCGTCCTCCCCAGACTAACCGGTCCGCCGCATTAGTGGGCGTCTCAAGCTGTACTGTCTCGTTGGTCAAAATTTTAATTATCTCTTCGGACACTCCACCCATCTCCATCTGTTCGATCTCATCGAACGATGCAGGTAGAACTGTACCTCGAACGATCTTGCTGGTGGAAGCGCTCTGCTGCCACACGCCGTTCCCGTCATACCCACCCGAAGCGCTTACCACTTCGATAGTCGAAGCGAACTTGCCCGACAGGACTACGTTTGTTACGTTTACTAAGCTCATGATCGTTTAGCCCTCTTTTTCTTTTTCTCGATTCTATGCTGGATGGATTGCCTCATCAGACCAGAATCGATAAGCGGGTTGTCTGATTTTTTCTTCGCTATGGTATAGTCTGCGTTCTTCACGAAGTTCCCCGGCTCAGACATGTACTGCTGTATGTCGCGAACTGCGATCAGCCCGAGCGCGTTAAGTGCCCCTTCCAGAATCTTAGGGTCTGCCTCTTTGACTGCACCTGACTTGTGAGCTTTGAACGAGGAGCCGTAGTCCTTCAGGATCTTAACGAGCATGTTGCCGTACTTCTTGGCGTGCTTGCGTATAGATGCTGATATAAAAGGTCGAGCCGGTATCGTCACCTGCTTACCACCTATGGTTGAGTCGGTACCACTACCAAACTCATTGACGATAGCCACTTGGGCTATGGTCAGCCCGTCATTACTCCCGGGGTGTTTAGCAGACCCTACGTCCTGAGGAATACCTGCAGCAACGCGAGTGTCCATATGCCTAAACTGCTTGGCGAATTTCTCATGGTTGTCTTGGAGCAAGAATACTCCCGATTTTCTCTTCTGGGTTAACCCCGTCTTAAGCAGTGACATTTGGAGTCCACCCCCCGAAGCACACGATCCGTTTGTAGCGCAGGAATTCCTGACCATAAACAGTTGAAGCTAACCATGCTTCGTCGAACGGCGCCTCTGGAGTTGAGTAGCTTACAGCCACGCTGTCTGCTGTCTGAGAGGCCACAGGGAACGAAGGGTTTGTATCTCCGTTCTCTGCTCTGGTCCGCTCAGTTAATGAGTGCATGACGTAGAGACAGTGCGCACGTACATAGAAGTCGCCCCACCGCGTAATATTGAAAAACGGTCGAGTGTCGTCGATCAAAACCTGAATCTTGCCTTCTGATACGCTTGCGGCTTCATCAAATCGATCTTTTATGTCCTGCGGTATAATTACTGTCTCTGCCATGTCGCCCTCTCAATTAGTCTAGTAGACCCTCATTTTCTTCTGCTTCGTTCAGCTCGCGAACTTCTTTGCGGAGCTTCGTGATGTTCATGCCTTTGGTGTCTACACCTGCGGCTTCGAGAACTGCTTTAAGTTCTGCTTTCTCTGTGGCGTTAGCGTCAGCCGGAGCTTCGTCTTTCTTCGCTTCCACTTTAACTTTCTTCTTAACAGGCTCTGCGACCTGGAGGTTTCCTGCGTCAATGTGAGTGTTAACCCAGTCTTGGATTCCGCTCATGTCCTCGTCGCTCAGAGTCAATACTTGACCCGGTGCAAGGATGTATGGTTTTGCTACTTTAGCCCCTTTCTTATACACGTTGAATATAAGAGGGCGTTCCGGTTTTGAACTTACGTTCTGAATAGTTGTTGACATTCTAAAATCTCCTCGATTTCTTTTCTTTGGTAAAAATTGGGGGCTCCGAGTATTCCCAGAACCCCCGTACTGCTATGCGAACCCTTGTCGGGGATTAGATACCTTCGTAGATAGCCAGTGACAATGGGTAGTAGACCAGTAGTCCACCAGTTTCAGATTCACATGGAACTTGGAACTCAAGTCCTACGCGCTGAACCTCGTGCTGCGCGAACTCCATAGGGATTTCGTACACGATTGCATCAGGGTCTTTGCGGTAAAGAACGAATACGTCAACCCCAGCAGTTCCGGCTCCAGCCATCTCGTTAACTGGTTTAACTTCTTTGATGCCAGCTGAGTTGTTAGCAAGGAAGTACTGAAGGATTGTAGTGTCGCTGTTAGCTGAACGAGCAGTCGAGCTGATGATGTTGTACTGAGCAACAGGCATCATGATTGCGTTTGGCATTTCCTTCATCTTAGTCACGTCACGCATTGTAGCGATAGCCGTGTTAAGGTCAAGAAGAATCTCGTCCGGAGTCTTACCAGACCATAGACGGGCACCAGCAGTAGCACCGGCAACGTTTGCAGTTGGGATTCCCGGGTAAGTGAACAGTCCGTAAAGACCTGTATCAGCTTCACCGTTCCAAGCGATTGCGTTGTTCTTCTCTTCGTGACCACGACGAGTAAGTTTAGCACGTCGCTGGTCTAGTGCCTTACCAACAAGAGCCGACGTGCGGATCTCTTTAGTAGTGTACGCGTACATGTTACCGACCTGATGGATTGGGAAGATGCGTTCAACACCAGTGATCTCAGCGCGTGGCAGGTCGTTAGCGTATCCGTTGATCATCTTAGCGAGACAAGTACCATCATAAGATGGAACAGTTACTGATCCAGAACCAGCTGGCGTTTCGTGCGACACAGGGAAGCACTCACGGAATGGTAGGTCAGCATATTTTACGTCATACGACTTCGAACGTACTGCTTCAAGCTCACGCGAGAAGAATACACCTTGAGCAGCGTCCAGAACTTCTGAGCGGACTGCATCATTGATTGCGATATCTTTAGGCATTAGATCAGCCCTCCTTATTTAATGCGAACTAGCGCAACGCCAGCTCCAGCAGTTGTTTCAGCGAACTCCCAACCAGTGTTGGTACAGCTTGCAGTATCAGCGTCGTTACGAACAGCTCCGATTACAGAACCCGTTCCAGCCGTGTGGCGAGCGAATACAGCGTCACCCTTACCAACAGCCTCTTCACATTCCATGTAGATGTAACCAGAACGTAGAACTGAGACCATGTCATCTTCTTTAACTACAAACGCACCTGTGGAAAGGTTAGCGTAGTCGATTTCGTACTCCTGAGACAGGATAGTAGCACCGATTACTGGGCTGTCAGCGTCTTCGAGAGCTTTTACTTGGTTGTCTCCAGTACCGAATGTTACTGCAAGACCAACCGCGATTCCCGCTGCATCTTCTACAGCGCCTGTTACAATCTCCTTCGGCATATTACCGAAGAGTTCACCTTGGACAGCGCGTCCGTGGTAAGTTGAGTAGCTTGTTTGTTGTGACATCTTATGTCTCCTTTATGCTTTGTAAGCTTCTTCTGAATCTGCGATGAATTTAGCGCGAGCAACTTCACTTGGGCTCATGCCGTCGTTAGCCGCTGCGTCGCTCATGTCGACTTTGTTCGACTTGTGCTCCGAACCAACTTTAGCGTCCTCAAGCATCATGTCGAAACGTGCCTGCTTGTAGTCAGCTGACTTGTCTTGAAGATCTTCGTTGTCTTTACAAACAACAGAACTGATGATCGCTTCGTTGCTCATCCCTTTACCGTCTCCGAAGTCTGCATCGACCAGTTTAGCATCAGCGATAAGAGCTGTGCGAACTTCGATCTTCCCTTCGATCTGCTCGTCGGTAAGGATCTTCGCTTTAGCATCGTCACGCTCTGCTTCGAGCTTGGCGATTTCTTTTGAGTGCTCGTCTTTCAGAGAGGCAACCACCCCTTCATGAGCTTCGGCGCTATCTTTAAGAGCTTGGATTTCTCCCTGCTGCTTCTCGATAGCCTGCTTCGCTGCGTCAGTGACTTCGATCTCGACGTCATTGAACTTCATTGTAGGCATTTTGTTGCCTCCTTGTTTATTTGGTGTTTCTTGCGAGTCGTTTATTCTGCAACCAGATCCAGCTCGACCATTCTTTACAATGGCGATATGGTTTCCTTTGATTGTCTTTTGGAAAGCGTCGTAGCGCTCTCCTTCCGGCGTCACTCCATCCGCTATAACGATCTCTGCTGTGTAACCATTAGAGATCTGATCCACTTCACCGGAATCGATCAAGTTGATGATGGCCTCATCCGTGATGTAGAGGTTCTGCTTCATAGTGTCCCCGTCCCGGAAAACGTTATCTCCCCCGTGTCCAACTGTGTAATCGCGTATGTTTTTGGCAGTTACGTTTTCATCGGGATGGGAAAATGTTACAGGTTTCCCTTTAAACGAAGCCATGGCTGCGTCGTTGAATACTTCTTCAGGAGCTCGGTAGACCTTCACGGTCTCACCAGGTTCTCTGTCTTTCATACCAACTTGCGCTGCTGTGTATTCGTAGATACCGGTTCGGCAGGTATCAGCTATGCAGTGCATATATCCTTCGTCGGTAATGCGACGAGTGGAGGACTCAAGATTTGCTCGGTCCGTAAAATTCATACTGGGCATATAACTACCATCCTTTTAAATGTTTACGCTTAATATAAAACGAAATCCTCAGGTGGGCAAAGAAAAATTTGAAAATTTTCCACTAAGGTCTTTGAACTGTACGAAAAGGAGACTATTTGTATTAACGGCAACTGCGGGGTTTGACGTTCCGTTGTAGGGCACTCGGCCCTTTTTTCGTCTTTTATTTAGTTTATATGAACTAGCATGATTTTAAGACCCCGCAGTTGCTACCTTCATTATCCTGTCTATATCCACCACTGGAAGCGGAACGCACCTGCACATAACTGGCATGCCCGGGCTTCCTTCAGCTGGCGGTTGCTCGAACGGCTTTCCGTTTGGTGCAAGAGGCGGCTTCTCCATTTGATCCCACAAGAAGAACCGACCGTTCAGGTCTTTGTGCTTTGGTCGAACTCTCGTGTCGTTAGACGTGGACCATTCATACCCGATAACGCCGAGTTGGGTTTGTCTCGCCTTCGATAGAGCTCCGTTGATCTTGTGACTTTGATCAATCCCGATCAGTTTGGCTCTGCGCTTCGAGATGTCGAACTTCTCCTGAAGCTGTGTCACTATCGACTTCTCCGCGAAGCTCTCAGGGTTGGTGATGTACTGCATGAGCAAATACTCCACGTCGTCCAGCATATTAGTCGGCAAGCTCTTAATCAAGCGCGTATTCTCAAATACAGACGCCTGCAGGACCGGCAGAAGGTTTTCCTCTCGAATAATTGCAGAGAGCGATAAACCCTCGGGAATCAAGTTGGCGGCTAGTGCCGACTGTGCCGTGCGGGCTATGTTCCGTTGGTTTATGCTCTCTACGAAATCTGACGCAAGCTGTAAAGCCTGCGGGTCTGTAGGTATGTGCGCACTCTTCAGCTCCTCAATTAGAAGCTTCAGCTCAGTAGGGGAGGGGTTTCCTCCGGTTCTGACCATAAGATCTCTGGTCTGCTGAAGCGTATCTATCTGAGCTCTCTTGAGTACTTCCTGAAGAGTCGAGACGTACTGCAGTTCGTCGGCCTTGGAGACCCGAACTGCAGCCATTCTCTTGTATTTTGGTTGCTCAACCATCTATCGCTGAGACTTCGGTTCGTTACGTTGAGCATTCTGCGCTGGTGAAGTAGGTTTCTTTTCCTTCTTGTTCTCACCTTTGTTCGTGCCTTTGGAACCATTCTTCTCGAAGGTCTTTGGTCCTTCGGACTTGTCGTCTCCCGGCTGATCCGGCTGTTGGCTGAAGCCTGCTTTCTCCATAGCCTCCATAGCCTCGATCTGTTCTTCGTAGTCCTCAGGGTCAGTTTCGTCCCACTCTTTCATAACCGTGTCGGCAGAAAGGTTTGTGATCAAGCCGTCTTCGATAGATTGTAGGAGCAGGCTGCGCTCAGGTACGCCGAGAGCTTGCAGGATCTGCAAAGTTTGCGCTTTCTTCAGGTTGTTGTTCGTCTTCTTCTCTTCCGTCTCTTGCCACAGTTCGTTGAACTCGAAGTCGAGATCTTCCGGGTATTCACCAAGAGTAGAGCGGACGAACGCTTGGTCGATCGTATGTAGTTCCGACCGGAGTTTCTGCTCCTGCATCGCTTTGATCAAGTTGTAGTAGTTGTTCATGTCCGAGTCACCGGTTGCGTTCTCTCCGTCGGGAGAGCTACCAAGTAGTCGTGTTACCGGTATATCAGTAGCTCCTGAGATCAACTGGACGAATGCTTGGTGCACTTTAGGCAGATCGGTGAAGTTGATCCCTTGGCGATCGATCTCTTCGTTCGCGTCCAGAACTACCATATTAGCAGTAGACTTGGTGTAGTTCATAAGCTCTACACGGTCTTTCACCATATCAATCCCGTTCTTAGTCATGAGGATTTCTCCGAGACCTTCAACCTTCATCACGTCGATGTTGCTCTGCTGAACCATATTAGCTATGCTGGCTGTCACAGACTCCCCATTGTGGATAGCGTCCGCGATGCGAACAAGCTCAGATTCTCCCCAGAAGCGGGTTTGCCACTGTAAGCGGATCGGCATTTCGCGCCCGTGGAACTTGATGATCCGGCTCTTGTGTACCAGTGAATCCGGAGCATTTACGATTGCGTAGTGCTCAGATTCTCCGAAGTCGGGACGTAACGGGTTGTACTCGATATACGCTGTGCGCTCTACCATCTGCCAGCGATCCACTACAGTGAGTCGCTCAAGCTGACCTTTCTTCACTTTGGACATATCAAGCGGTGTATGATCTGGTCCGTGGCCTTTTACGTGGAGGATCATCGCCGCGCCACCATATAGTCTCGCCCACTGGAGTGCCTGCTGGACTTTCTTCCACAACTGGAGGCGGTGCTCTTCGCGGTAGAGCTGCTTCAGGTCTTTGTTTGTCAGTTCGTCGCACTCGAACTTGCGCTTTTGGCGGCACATGTCGAATGGCACAATATCGATTGCCTTAGAGACCCACTCGAAGCGGTAGATGTCCTCAATAGCGCCTCGATCGTTTGTGTCGAGAAGGTTGTTCTTACCAAGAGTTCCTTCCATTCTAGGGTCGCGTCCTCGAACCCCTAGGCTGGTGGCCAAGTTCTGGTACGAGTCATTGACGGTACCGCCGTAAATAAGCTGGTGGGCCATTTCGGATAGATTTTCCATAGGGGTTCTCCCTGTTTAAGTAGTTCGTTTTTATACTGTTGAACATAATATAAACAGGAAGTGGTATGTGTGCAAGTTGAGAAGTGGTGGTGAGAAGAGGACTCGAACCTCTATGGTCTGGGTTACTGCCAGCGCTCTACCTAACGGAATGCTTCAAGTTGATCAATTCTTGTCACAAATCGCCCCTGAGCTTCTCTGAACACGCTGCGTTTAAAGCGTGCTCCTTCCATCACAGGTTGAGCTATCTCACCATATAAAGTGAAACACTGGTGGAGGGCGCATTGGTACTGGGTTTTCCGGTCCCGCTCGCCTGCGAATTTCACTCGGACACACTTCAGAGGTACCGCAACGTCCTCCAATCAGTTTCGCGGGTATCCCCGCCCCCTAGTCCGCCGAACCTGTTAGGGTTCGCTATCCACCAGTGTTTCGTTAGTAAACTAGTACACGAAGGAGACAGTGTCAAGCTAGAATTAGCTGTTTTTGTATTCTTTCACCGATCCACCGCATGACAGGTACCGCCATCGAGTTGCCGAGCGCTTTGTAGCGGTGGCCTTCCGGGCAGAGCTGGTCGGGGTACTTCGGGCGACCAAACGGTATATCCGTGTGGTCGTCAGGGAATCCCTGCAGTCGCTCGCATTCCGTTGAGGTCAGTCGGCGGACGTGCATCTTAGGTGGTTGTAGGACGGGGGTCTGACCTTCGTCAACCGTGCTGTTGATGCCTTTGTGCATCCTTGCGGTGAGACAATTAGCTACCTCGAAAGGTTGTTTACCCTGCTGGTGCTGAACCAAAGGGATGTTTCCTCCGCCGGTCCCCCATCGGGACACTGCGCTCGGGCAGGTGTCTTTGGGACCTGTCACCCGAGAGTCGCTCGGGTGGTTCTCGTAGAGCATTGGTGTGTTTCTGCCTGACGGGTTGCTGTTGGTGTTCAGTGTATAGCATACGTCCGACTCCCTCAACTCTCCACTGGCGTTCTGCTGAAAACTCTTTACTCTGATTGACTCACCAGTGCCTCGTGGAGTAGCGGTGGGAGCTGTTTGTTCCTGTTCTCTGCTCGGCGGAGTATTCCTTTGCACGCCTTCGAGCTCAAAAAGTACCTCTTCGGGACGGAAGTTCGGGTCAGCACTTGCGACAACAAACACACGTCGGCGTCGTTGGGCCACTCCGAAATATTGAGCATCGAGGACTCGCCAAGCGACTTTCCTCTGTGGTCCAGACACACAACCTGCGTTTGTCCATCTGCCCCTTGGAGGTTCGAGTGGATCTTCTTCTCCGGAAAGCGCTCCGAGAAAACATCCGAAAGCGTTGTCTTTGGTGTTGAGACAGCCGGGCACGTTCTCCCAGACTGCGATTGCGGGTTTTCGTCCATCAGTTCTTCTAATATCATCGATTGCATTTAGTAGTCTCACGTATTCAAGTGTTAATTGTCCGCGCTCGTCATCGAGCGATTTGCGTAGTCCGGCGATTGAGAACGCCTGGCAGGGTGTCCCTCCGACCAAAAGATCGGGAGCCTCGGTAAGTCCGAGAGATACTCTCTGTTTGATCAGCGTCATGTCGCTGTGGTTCGGGGTGGTCGGCCAGTGGTGCTTCAGTACCGCAGCCGGGAACGGCTCGATCTCAGCGAACCAATCGGCCTTCCAACCAATAGGTTCCCACGCCATCGACGCGGCTTCGATCCCGGAACATACCGACCCGAAAGTAAGTTGTGGTTGTTGCATGTAATCCTCTTTGTTGATGTTATAGGTTCTCTCTTCGCCGGTAAGGGTTTCGCAGATTCCGACCATAGGTCGGTCTCCAGAGAGTATGGTGTACGAAGGCGCGGTGGGGTCTCCTACCCCGAGACCATTTCCGGCGCCGTCTTGGTTTCGAGTAGGGCCCCCGCCTTTATAGCGGGTCGCC